AGAACTGTTCATATCCTCCTACCATGGACTGAGCTAGGCGCATAGGATCAATATCTGTGCTAAGACCTGTCATAACTGCCAAGTCAGAGATATCACGGCGGAGAGCACAACGGCCTACAGCAATTTGAGCATTAGCAGTAACAAAAGGAGTCTCTGCTACAGCAGCAATCTCTCCTATAGCATTAAAATCATCTAATCCATCTAGTCCTGCATACCGGATGGTAGCATCACTAGAACCGGATCCGTTAATAGAGCCTAAATTGAGGATAGAACCAGTAGTTCGAATACTCATTTGGTCATGAAGAATAACTCGCAGAGCTGCATCTAAAGCAGTAGCAAGTCGAAGGTCTGGAATCAGACCTGCATTAGTAATTGGCACGTTGGCCTCCCAATATTTTACTTAGTTAAAAAGGTTTAGTTTGCCTGTACGCGATTAACGGAGCGACCCGAATGGCAGAACAACTATAGCCTGTTTTTAAAAAAAAATAAAATAAGTGGTTTTTTTTGTTTACAAAGTTATCAGCTTTGATTATAATCTTTATATCAACCACCCACTAGGACATCACTATGACGACCAAACAAACATTTAAAAAATACGAAAACCTCATAGCGTTTCATGCTCCTTATTGTCCCGGTTCTCAAGTTTTGAGAAACGAGTTTAGCATTCCAGAACTTAAACTGCTTTCCCAGTATGCTTCTTTCACTGGTAATAGAGCCGCTGCAATGACATTGAACGGCGCATTAATTAGAAATAAAACAGCATAATCAACTACCCACTAGGACATCATCATGCCACCCATTGCTAAACATGTTACTAATACTACTTATCTTTCCTCAGAATTTGGATATCAATTGGCTGTTAAATGGTTTGGACAAGAAGCAGTAGACTCTCTCCCAGTTTATACTAAGAGATCTAAATATGCAGGAAGTCCTAAGGGAAAAATTACTTGGACAAAATGTGTCTCTGGAGGATGGGTACCTGCCCTCTGTCACTTCCATGGCTATGTAGAGAAACAGAGAGGAGCAATCTTAGCTAAAGTCCTCTCTATTCCTCAATGGAATAAGCCTGATATCTATGTGCAATCCTGGTCAGCCCTAGGAAAGGGTGGCCAGTGTAGGACCTTCCTGATCACTGCTCAAATGATAAAGCCAGAGTAGCTAGAATTTCCTAGGAGTATATCCCCAAGCGCTAGCTATTTTACTATAGTTAGCCTTAATATCTTCTATTGACATATTCTGAACTGACTCAGGAGAGAAATCCCCTCTAGGAGGAGGGGAGGTTCTAGCCCCATTATTAGGACTAATTGGAGGAATAGGTTCTTTCTTAGGAGGGGTCTGTTCTTCTATTTTAGGAGAAACTTCTTTATTAAAATAAGTTTTTAGGATAGGGTCATCGTTGGCCTTCTCTTTTAGCCAAGCAATAAAATCCTCTTCTCCACTTTTTTGGAATCTGTATTTAGCCAAATCAGCAATATCATCATCTGTTATTCCTATTCTTAGGAGGGCCTCAGTCTGCTCCCAGCCGGATTTCTCTTTTTGGCTGGATGTTATCAGCTCTGAGTGCTTACTTTCCCAAGCTTTAGAGGTATCTACTGCCTGAGTAGCCTCTAATAACTTAGCTTCTAGAGCCTTTATTTCAGCTACCTTTTGAGCAAACCTCTCATAAGGGATAGTTTGGGGTTCTTTATTTCCTTCTGAGGGGGTCTCTGTCGGGGTATCTTCTGCCATCTTTCACTCCTAAATGTTAAACCTTGATCTTTCCAAGGCAATTCTTTCCAGTTCTTTAGTAGCAGTCTCTCTGCTGACGCTATAAATCATCATATATAAATCTACTGGGGAAGCCACACCCATCTCTGATAAACTTTTCCACTCATTTACTGCTTGGGTTTTTTCTTCTGTGCTTAGAGGGATACCCGGATAATTAATTTCCCACCCAGTTTCCGGAAGAGAACTCCCAGTGGCCCTATTCCAGAAAGAAGCTATTTTTTCTAAGGTCTCTAGATCTCCTCTTCTAAACTGGGGCTCTGCTCTACGTTGAGCACTCCTCACTCCCTCTCTGCTTAAACTTATAGCATAACCAGATCTAGGAGATCCTCCTAATCTAGCTAAATCTGTCTCTGAAATCCCAAAATCCATGGACAAATCTGCTGCATAGGCTCTAATAGCTTCCCCTAGAGCTACCGGATCAGCCCCTGCTAAGAACTGTCCTAAGACTGGATTTGTATCAGAAGAAGGTTCAAAATTCAACAGGCTAGCCGGATCTGTGGGTATATAGGCCATATTTCGCCCTGTTTCAGTAGTTAACCCTCCTGCAGGCCTTACTCCAACTGCATATCTCTGTGGCCAGCTAGCATCTCTTACACAATGTCTCCAGAATGTCCAGAGTACAGCTACCACTAGGCTCCCTTCAACTAATTCAAATCCAGTGAAAGGAGAGAACAAGTGGCTTTTTCTCTCTGCATGGTAAAGCGTATATGGAAGACAGGGCCTTCCATCACAAAAATATGGATAATCCTCACCAGCCAGTCCACCATCTATTCCTAAAAACATTCCAGATAGGTCTTCTTTACCATCACCAGAGAGAATCCGGAAATAAGGGACATCCTTAATTGAACATTCATCCCTAGTCCATTTTAATTCTCCATCTACTGTTCTAAGCCTATATTCAATAATTTCTACTGGCTTATCTGGCTGGTCTATATCTGGAGTAGCTAGAATCATGTCTGGAGAGACTACTCTAAGAGATAAGAGAGATCCTTCTTTCTTATTTACTACTGCAATCCGGTATAGTCCTTCACGTAGCCCTACTGTTATTTGTTGCAACTGTCCGGCGAATTGCCATAAGCCCCCATTACTTACTATACGTGTAAGCTCTTCTGCTGCACCTGGGACCTCATGGCTTATCACCGGCTCAGTATCATACAAGACAGAGAGTTGGGAGACTACATTCCTAAAAACGTTTTTAGTTCTATCCCCCTCTCCCCAAGCTCGTAATCTTACAGGACCAATCTCTCTAGCAAGTACCTGCTCTAGATCCTCTTTCCATGCGCCAGTTAGTAAGCGATGTCTTAGTCTACTATGTTCTACTCTCTCAGCATCATAGCTATCTTCCGGCAGTGGTGGATTGTAGATATTATCTTCCATAAATATTTTCTCCAGAAGGACCAAATCTTAGTCTGAAATATCCTTTTTTGTTGAATAAAATTGAGGTAGCTGCATACCTAGTAGCATCTAAGACATGTTTTAAATCCTCTTCATCCTTTTTAAAATGTTGAAAACTATGGATTAATCTCTTGCAGCGCGGATTTACTGTTAAATCTCCACGTCGAAAGGCATAGTTTATCAGCCTGCTCCCGTACATAACAGAACCCCTCCCTTTTCTAGCAGACCTGATTACTATAGGGGATGTTTTACTCTTTGTCTGGCGCCGGATGGCTTCTGAGAGGGCATCATTGACCTTAATCCCTCCTCCTCCCTTTCCTACAGTATTAATATCTCCTACTGCTAAATCTACTTCCTGAGGATTTATGTCATTTCTTCTTAGCATATCTAATATCCCTGCAGCATCTTCATCTGGATCAGTTCTTTTGGAATTAATATATTCATCTATTATCCAAATCCTAGGAAACTCCTCCTCAGTATACAGCATTAGGATAGCTGCTTCCTTTCCTATACCCTCTCCATGGTCTATACCTATCCCTATTTGTACCTCTCCTGTAGGCAATTCTTTCGAAACTGCAAGTTGAGAAAAGGCTTCAAAAAAGCGATCAGGACTCTCCCCATGCCAATGCCCATGCATTCGCTGGGGCCTTTCATGAGGAAGATATTTCTCTGCAATAGCAGCAATTTGCTCTTCGCCAAGATGGGGACAGTTCTGGGGAGTTAAATCATATCTATGGCCAGAGAGTCTACCCTCCTCTATTTCATCTATTAACCAGTCCACAGGTCTCCCTATTGGGGTCATAGTGAGGAATAGAGTCCCTTTCTTTACTAATAACCTAGCTAAGAGCTCACTGTACAGGTCTCTAGGAGGGGGTTCATCCACCCAGACAAAATCTAGGGCTGCTGCCCCGTGGGCAATGGTGTCCTGGGAGGCAGTCATAATCTCTAATAGGGATCCATTTTTTAATTTTAATTTAGCACCTACAAATCCTCTCTGGTCATTGAAGTCATATCCCTCTACTAAAAATTTAGGGAGGATCTCATTAATTCTCCTTTGAACTTCTACAGACTGGGCCCATGAGTATGTGACTACCCTCCCTCTGACTGGTGGCTTCTTTACTTTTCTCCATGGGTGTTCTCCTAACATTATCCATAGAGATTCTCTAGCACCTGCCCTAGTCTTCCCCCACTGGTTTCCTGCTCTAAGCAGCTTCTCTCTAGAAGTATCTGAATGAAATAAGGGGGAACCTTCCCCTGTCATATATTTCTCAAATCTTAAAGGATCCCTTACTATTTCTTGAGCTAATCTATGCTGCTGCTCAGTTGTTTTTAACATTGATATAAATCCTCAAGATATTTATAGCACATTAAAGAACACCTCGATTAGATTATTCTTTTCCCCCTATCCTCAGATAATTTTTCTGGGGATTTTTTATTTTTTAGGGGATGTCCAAGTGTACCACCTCCAAAACTCCTATCTAGAAATACATTCTAATTAAGAGACACACCTATTTCATACATGAATTTTCGGGGTTGGACATGGATCATTTGCCCTAAAAACCTGGTTGGAGCTAGAAACACAGTGTCCAAATAGGAAAAAAGACGTGGTACATGGTGGACACCTTGGCCCATAGTCTAGTTTCTTCCATCTACTGGAAAAAAGTCTATTTGGACATCATCTGGTCAAAAAAAAATTTGTCAAGAAAATATAAAATTCATGTTAAAAAAATTGTCATCCTGGTTTTGTCGCTGAAGCTAGGCAGCGGTCAAAATTTAGTGATAACTTATCAACACTGATTTAAGACTTTTTAAAAAGTAAACAAAAAAGTTGTAAAAAAAATAAAATTTGCAAAAAAAATCTCACAAAAAAATGGAGAAGTAGGGTGCTTTTCAAAAGTAAATAAAAAAATTGCAAAATTCACAAAAAAATGTCAAAAAATTCACAAAAAAATTTGCAGAAAAAAAATTTTCTGAAAAAATGTCACAAAAAAAATATTTTTCTGAAAAAATGTCACAAAAAAAAATATTTTTCGACAAA